TCGGTGCATCCCATTAGCCATCGGCTTGAATGGCGAGGATGGGGGGAAAACTTCTCGCCCGCTCTTCGAGCCACCGACCACAAATGCCCACACTGTATAATGATTGAATATGATTGATCCTCACTACAAGCGCGGTACTATCCGCAAGGACGGCAAGCTGTATGGCCGCTATCCCGACGGATCGCTCTACCGAATCTACTCCACCACCGACTGCCCATGCCCAGGAGCAGCCGACCTCAGTTATCCGTCTTCAGCTCTAAGGCGCAGCCGCACAGTCGGGAGAGGTAAGCTCGTAAACACACTGACCGCTGCAAGTGGCGGAATCTGCGTGTTTGTTGAATTATAAAGAAAAGGAGAAATGAATTATGATTATAACGAATGATTGGCGGCTCTGGCTCGCATCAATGTTGTTTACGTTTGTCGTAACAATTTTGTTTATGGCTTACATTTGGTGGACAGAGCGAAAGCTAAAGACAGAGATAAAAAATGATAGAGAAATAGACTATCAGAATTGTGATGGGTATTTCTTGTGTGTGTTTACCAAAGGTGGTGGATGCGATTTGCACAGAGCCTCGGATGTCAAGCAGGTTGTTTCGTCTGTAAATAAAGATTATATCAACGTAATAATGACCGATGGTGAAGTAACGCATTATGAAAATGTCGTATCGTATGAGTTCAAACACGTTTTAGATTTGTCCTTGTATAATTTGAATACAGTAAAAAGAGTAGCTGAATAGGCTTATAGAACATTTAACTAATAAGATTTATGAAAAGAGAATACAGACTGCCCGACGTGATACTCATGTCAAGGGATGCTACCGACTTGTTGGAAAGTCAGACTACGGATAATTGCGTTTTTGTCGATTCCGACAAAAAAGGCGTGAGTTTTAAGGATTCCTTGTCTGACGATGTAGAAACGGATAAAAGAGCCGAATATCGTAATATCGTTCAGTTATGGCATCCAGCCAGAGAACAACCGCATTGCATAGGATCGCTTCTCTGTTGGCGACTCGGTGTACATGCTTCGTACATGAACATTTCGATCATGACGAACAGAATTGGCGAATGTTTATCAGCGAATACGAAGTGCAGCGTTATTGTTATATTGGCGACTTGCAATCTGAAGCGTTCTTTTGATTGAAGAATATGATTAATCTTGACTTCTACCAATATCCTCGTGGCAATAACGATGGAGGTCGATTAGGTACAGACGTTTGCCCGACCGTAACAATCAACTCGTGGCAGCATAATGTATTTTTGATTGAAGAATATGAATAACATCACAATAGACTATCACGCTCATGCAATATCGAGCATTTATTGGAATGTTTCGCCTGACTATAAAAGACCTCCGTTAGAAGGAATAAATAGATGCGTCAAGGCAGATAATCATGCTCCAGGAATTTTAATAGAATACGAATAATAACAGCAACAATATGATTACAAAACTCAATTTCACCGACCGCACCATCAAGAGCTATGCCATCCGCAAGCTCACACCCAAGGAGTGTTTCCGCTTGATGGGCGTTCGCGACAACGTAATCGGCACGATGCAGAGCAGCAATGCCCAGGCAGCCAAACGACTGCCCGACTGGAAGGGCAAGGGCAAGCCCGAAGACATGGCTATATCTGCCTCACAGCAGTACAAGTAAGCCGGAAACAGCATCGTGGTAGACGTGCTTGCCCACATCTACGAGCAGCTTTTCTACCCTGCCCCACCCAAGCCACGCCCAGGCAAACAGTTCACTCTCTTCGACGACCCCGAAGATTCCCTGCCCGACCTGCCGCCCGTCGTTGCCGACAAGAACGAGGAGAAGATATTCCTCCCCACGTCCTCCGGCTACGACTCGCAGCTCATGGCAGCCGACGTGCTACGCGAGTGGCATCCCGACTTCCGATGGACGTGCAAGGGATGGAGCGACATCGACAAATACGCCTGTCAGATGCACAACCTCGTCTTCCCTCAGTTTGCCGACTGCGCCCTGGGCGACATCACCAAGATTGACTGGCACGAGGTAAAAGACTCGCTCCATGGCCGCGAAGTAGACCTCTTCACCTATTCCTCTCCCTGCCAGGACATCAGTCAGGCTGGCAAGCAGATGGGCTTGCAGGAGGGCAGCGACACCCGAAGCGCACTGCTTTGGCGTGTGGCGGATGCCGTGGAGGTGCTTCGCCCCAAGTATCTCTTGCAGGAGAACGTGGCGGCACTGGTAAGCCAGAAGTTCATGCCCGACTTTCAGAAGTGGCTCGACAAACTCTCGTCGCTTGGCTATGTGAGCCGTTGGGCGCGACTCAACGCCAAGAACTACGGTGTGCCGCAGAACCGCGACCGTGTGTTCTGCCTCTCCATGCGCCGTGACGTAGCCTTTGATTATCAGTTTCCCGAGCCCGTCGAACTGCTTACCCGACTGGAAGACGTGCTCGAAGAAGAAGTGTCCGACCGCTATTTCCTCAAGGACGATGCCGTGAGCAAGTTCCTTAAGGCGAACGACTCTGACAATGCCCTATTCATGCAGTTTGACCTGCCACCGACACACGAGGCGGCGATGTTCCTCAAGACATGGCTCACGCTGCGCATGAACACTCTCAACGGATGGGATATGGAGTTGGACGACCTGCGCGATTGTATCGAGAACGAGCGAGATGTATTGAACAGTGACTTCGCAAGTTTTAATGAATGCCATACATTCTCTTGCGAAGGTTTTGAGGAATTGTTCAAGAAAAATATGGAGAGGAAAAATTAAAATAGACAATTTATGACACATATAAATGACCCATTGCCGCACATGCCTCGTTGCCCACAATGTTGCTGGGATATAGATCTCGTAGGAAATGAGGATTATGGAGAGAACGGAAACAAGTACTTGTATCATTGTCCCCATTGTGGCGCAGAGATAGAAGTATATGAGCCATTGGACGAGGACAAACCTAATTATCCTTATTGGCGATGATAGACGTGAAACCATTAAATGCTGAAACAGACACTTTCCTGTTGAGTAGGTGTGTAAAAATCGCAATATCAGCGAAATTCGATTGTAAACTTTCTCAAACCGACAGGAGGGCGAGCAGCAACAGCAGTGTTAGTAATCTATGTTTGAATCATATATTTCACTGAAGGCCTTGTTGCCTTTCTTGCCGATTAACACAGACGGGTGTGTGTTCCATTGTCCGATATGCAATCATTATCACAAACTGGCCCTGTCGGACATTATACCCGGACTAAAACGTAGGTGTAATCGTGAGCCAGCTGTGATTGTAGAATTATGATAGAATTATGAAATACCCTCGCCCTATCATCCTCGGCTCCTACAGCCCCTCGCAGAACGGCATCATCGTGTCGCCCTCCGGCATCGCCCTGTGTATAACCGGGGGAGGTAAGGGTCACGATGTGGATAAACCGAAAATATTGATAGAGTATGATTAATCGTTCCGTCCTCGTCCACTACCGCACCGAGGAAGCAAAAGCCTTCCGTCGTGAGCATGGCGACCGGGGAGGGTGTAAATACGGCGATAAGCATCACCGTCCCAGTCCGTGGCCGTGGAGCAATTCGATAACAACAGTAACAAAAGACAACCTCTTATGCTACACTTTCGCATAGCAGCCTTCCGAGGCCGTGACCCCGACAATCCGTCCGACCGCAAGCATCCCTCCAACGGACGCTTCTGTCAGCGAATGGAGATAAACGTTGGAGGTACAACTAACTCTCTCACCTCAGTAGGCAAAGATAACATGGCATTGATAGAGTATGAATAAGTATATTCTAAATTGCTCGTCCGGCATCTGCTGCGTCCTGACATCCCATTACGCAAGAGAAGGATGGGCGAATATAGCAAGCAATACAACATCACAATGCAAAGCACCTGCAGTATTGATAGAATATGATTGACAAGTATTACATCGGATGGGTACGCAGCGGCAAGGATGGCAAGGGCCTCGTAAAGAGTCGACCGCGCAAGCAGATAGCCAATGCCGTGACGACAATGGTCGGGGGGGTGTTACAGACCCTCGCGACGGACTGGGCAACACCACACCGCATATAGTATATAAATTTGAATAAGACATGAAATTGAGAATTATCCCGAAAGAAGCCTATGATGGTTGCATCCCTGTGACCGTTTATATGGTTCAGAAATATGTCGGAGGCTGTATCTTTGGCAAATGGGTAAACATCAAAGGATTTTCCGACAAAGAAAAAGCTGTGGCACTAATGTCACTATTAGATCGTTAAAACAAACATAAAACCCAAGAAACAATGACAACAGAAGAAAACAAACGCATGTTGGCTCTTTCCTATATCGTAGCCGACTTGAAGGCAGAGAACATTGAGATGACGCAGCGCGTGCATCAGCTCACGGATGACTACAACGATGCCGTGCGCCCACAGCACGGACTGGAGAAGCGCAAGGATGAAGACTCG